GGAAGATTGTGATAATTGCTAATGAAATGGGAGTTCAACATAGTAGATAGGTCGTTGGTAGGTTTATTAGTTGGGTTCACGAAGTTTGGTCTTGATAATATAGAGTAAGTAGCATATCTACAAGGGTCAATAATATGGTTATGCTTGTCTTCAGGTATATTTATAAGCCTTCCTGATTTGTCTTCTTTCCATTTATAGTTTCTAAATTCTTGTATAGCATTGTTACTATCTGAAGTAATATGTAATTTATATCTTTTTAATAAGTCTATACCTGCATTAATTGAATCTTTACCTTTTAAACTTGGAAATATATTATGCCCCATTCTTCTAAGTTCAGCTATCAGTCTTGGCTCTGCACTATCTGCATATATAGGGTTAGTCAATAAGTTTTGTTCTTTTAAAAATATATTAATGTCTTGCGTTGTCATTTGCGTTCTATATAAATGCTCTTTTATATATAAGTTATGTTCTAATACAAATACGCTTACAAGTGTTGTAGGGTCATTACTGTAACCAAAATCCATTCCGTATGATATTAGTTTAGCATCATCAGGTATTTTATTTACCTCTGCATATTTAAAGATAGTATTAACACTACTCGCCCTTTCTCCTAATCCATATATTTGCCAATATTGGTCATCGGTTTCTTTTAACCTTTCTATCTCATCTCTAATTACATCTTCTAAAAAAGGATTATCTAAATAAGTAGTTTTATAAAAGGCACAATCTTTTCTAGTTATAACATTATCGTATATCCAATGATACTCATCTGATGGGTTAAAATCTAATATTATACGTTCTTGTGTTCTAAATATTAATTGTTGCCAATCTTCCCAATATAACTCGTTACCCTCATTGATGAATAGTAAATCCCTTTTACGCCCTCTAATCTTTTGTGATTGGTCAAGTGATGTGAACTCAATTAAGTTTCCGAATAAATTATATTCACTACTACTCTTATTATGATACTCATCTCTATAAACTTGATAATGATTTAATATCTGTAGAAAATCTCTTAATACTGTTGCTCGTAAACTTGGAAATGTTTTACGACAAATAGTAATTATCTTATTTTTATTATGTGTGCAATAATGAAATATAATAAATAAAAGTATGTTGTATGTTTTACCACTACGAGTTCCGCCTTGCTCTACAACTATTTTCTTATCACTATTTACAAGATGTTTGTAAACTATGTTAGTCTGTATCTTCGGTTTTATCAATTATCTCGATTTGGAAATTAGTAGGAACTCCATCAGCACCTGTTATCTCTTGTCTTTCTATATACCCTCTTTTCTTGCCTTTTGTTTTTAAATAGAATATTGTAGCTGATGTTGAGTTTTCTGAAATTTGTTTATGAAGTTGGCTTTCTGCAAAATCTAAAGCAATATTCTCAATGTCTTTAACTTCCTTTGCAAAATCCTCATCTTCATTTAGCCATTTATAAAATGTACTTCTTGGTATTTCAGCTTTCTTACAAGCTACTGTTACAATTCCTAGACTTTGTTCTAAAGCCTTAATCATTGATTCTTTTTTTATGTGTCTACTTTTGTTCATATTATTTATCAAAACCAGAGAGAGGATAAAATATTAAACTATTTCTATAAGCATCTTCATTATGCTTTATAATCTTAGTAACTCCGTGAATGTTATACCAAGCAGGATATACTAAAATACTATTATTAGCTTGTTCAAATGTATGGTTAAAATCAGGAACACATAATGCCCCACCCTCTGTATCTTTTCTTTTAGTTAGTATTACGTTTACTGTGTTTTTTAAATTACCCCTATCTTGATGAAATGGTGCTGCTATATTGAAGTTAGATATACTGCTAGTAAATAAGTTTCCAAATCTATATTTAGGTAATGTCGTTTCTTCTATTATCTTTTTTTGTATTTCATATTGTTCAGGCATATACTGTTTTATTAGTTTCTCACTTTCTAAACAAGATAGTAACATTGCTTTTATGAATGTCTTTGCTTTTTGGTTTGTGTGAACTGCTGAAACAGAATTGTAAGGTCTTCTGAGATGAGGTTTAGCTAATACGCCACCTAATATAGTGGACATCTGTACTGTATTCCTAGCCTTTGCTTCTGCTCTACTTATACCGTATTTTCTTTGCATTTGCATAACATCAGAACGTTCTAATAATGATTTAGGAACATTCTTACTCAAGAATTCTTTGTTGGCTATTGTAATGTATTGTTTTAGTTTGTCAGGTAAGTCGTTTAAATAAAAACCTATTATCTTACCCTCAAACTCAAGTAAACAACTTTCAGTTACAGTAGGTGGAACAAACTCACACCTTGAGCCAATCTTTTTGTCGTGTTCTTGTTTTTCTAGTTTTAATGTTTTCATATTAATATTTCATTTTTTCTTTTTGGGTTTAATCTTATCTTATCTCCCCATTTAGATTTTAATATCATTATATTTTTTTGTTCTTCTTTGTCGTTTCTAATATCAACTGCCCCACCTTTGTTTGAATAATGCTTGAATGTAAATAAATATTTTTGATACCTGAGAACTTTACCTTTTTGTATATGTTGAAGCGTGTAATCATAATCTTCTTTTAAACTAAGTTGAGTATCAAACCTCAATTCGTTAGGTTTTACAAATAACATATCGCCAATACAGAATTTATTTTCTAATACTAATTTATTAGCAAAAAAATAATTATCAGTAGGGGGTACACCCATTAAATCAACTCCTTTTATTTTAACAAACTTACTTACTATATCTTCAATGGCTTCATCTAACTTTACTATCTTTTTTTTAAAAAAATTTTTGTTAGTTGTTACCTTTTTTATATCATCACTTAATTGTATACAAATATTATTATTACTAAAAGCGTGTTCAAGTGCAAAATTTCTACTATCCATTAAGTTACCTGTATTATAAACTTCTTTACATCCATTCTGCTGATATAATTCCTTTTGACCATTTTTAACACAAAAGATATATTTTTCTTTTTGTTCTTTATCAAAAGGTAAATCATTGTAACGATTAGCACTTATCACATAAACTTTATGATTCATATTTCTGCATAGCTTTATAAAATAAATCAGATAAATTAATTCCTTTATTTTTTAAGTCATCATATATTTTTTTTATAGGCTCAAAATCTGCAGCAGGATATTCAAGTATTATTGATTTCTTTGTTTGGTCATACATAGTTTGTATTTCATCATCTAAGTCAATCTCATCTAACACGCTATAATCTATTGCTTCTTCAGGTTGCCAAACATCAATACCCCAATCTTTTAATTCTTTAGTATCCCAACTGTTAGCAAGTATATCCCAATCCCACTCACCGAAGCCTACATTATCTTTGATTACAAATTGTTGCATTTGTTTTTCTGTTAGATTCTCAGCTTTAATAATCCACACATCTTTTAAACCTAATTGCTGACAAGCCTTGTAACGCATATTGCCACCTAATATTCCCATCTCACTATTAACTATGATTGGTCTTAGCTTTAACATCTCAGGAAATTCTTTTATACTATTAACTAATTTCTTGAATTTATGTTCTTTAATTGTCCTTGGGTTTACAGGATTTGAATATATTTTATTAATCTTAACTTTCTCTATCATAACTATATAACGTATTTAATTTAACTCTTTTTTCCATTCTAATGATTTTTCCCATAACTTTAATTTTTGACCAACCTCATCAACTAAAGAATCAGGAACATTTCTAATCACTTTATACATTGGATGGTTAAATTTATTCTTTAATTCTAAATTTTTGTTTTCTAAGTTTGTTACTTTATTTTCTAAGTAATGTACTCTGTCTATTTTATCATAACATAAATCTGATTTAAAAGTAAATATTTCTTCTATTTCTTTTAGCTTAGGATTATGTTGAGCGTTTAAATAATATTTATTACTAGAGTATAATGCAGTAGAGTGGTCATAATTTTTGCCATTATCTATATAGAATTGCGCTATATGTATCCAACGCATATTAAGTTTGTTGCGTAATAAGTGATTTAATAATGACCTTACTTCTATGTATTTTCTTTGTCTTGTGTTTTTAAACACATCAAGACCTGATAATTCTTTTATCTTTACTGCTATTTCTATTGGTGTTAAATTGTGCATTAGTTTGTTCTAAGTTTTAAAAGGTTATAACATTCTGTATATCTTTGTCTTGCTTTGCCTTTGTATTTATCTTTGAATAATTTGTATAGTTTCTTTGTGTATTTGTATTTGCTATCACAATGTACAAAATATTTTTTAGCAAACGCTTTACCCTTTCCTTTAAAGTAGTTTACATTATCTGCAGTATCGCCTACTATCATTTGCTCATAGAAATTATACATCGCTTCTTTTTCTGATATGTCTAGTATTGTTTTGTGTTTGTAGTGATAGTTATACATAAGGCAAGGGAATTGTTTATAGTCCTTGTCTATAGAAACTATCATAACATTTTGTCTTCCAAACTCTGTTGATAATCTATACCAATACCTAGCAACTAAGTCATCAGTTTCAATTCCAAACCCAAACTTGCTATCGTATGTTTCTTTTACGTATTTGTGCATATCGTGTAAAAGAGGGGGTAGTGTTTGTTTTTTTCTATTGGCTTTATATTTTTTTGTCATTAATTTTCTGAAGTTTCCTTTACTTCCATTGAATGTAATAACTTTTTCAATATCATAGATTTCTTCTAAGTCATTTACAATTTTCATAAATTGCTCATCAAACTTAGCTACACAGTCTTCAAGGTTTTCAAAGTGTGGATTATCATCAGGGTTTTCTTTATGTCGATAGCAACTTGCAAAAATTAAACTATCAGCGTCAATAAGTAATATCATTTCTTTTCTTCGTAAACTTTATATCCGTTCAACTTTAAAAAACTTATAGCATCATTTATTTTTTTTTCCTTAACTCTAAAGGCGTTAAAAATTTCATTCTCAAAAGGGTGTATTTTATTTTTCATTATAATTCTTTTAAACTTTGTTTTATTAAATCTAAATACATTTCTTGCATTTTTTTATTTTCCTTTACAACTTGGGTAATTATAAATGGTAAGTCTTTGAATAAAGAATCTACATTATATACTAGCCATTTTTCATTATCTACATCCCCATAACCAAAATGCATTTCGCCATCGCTACAATATAAATTATGTGTTTCGTGTATATATGTGTGTTTCTTCGCTTCTTTTAATTCTTCTTCTAACTCGTATATTCTGTCAATTAAATTGTCCTTTGATGTTCCCATTTTATATTAGTGTTATTATTAAAGTTATTATCAAACCTATAAATGCGATAGCTAAAACTTTCATACTACCTGCATATTGTCTGTCTGACCTACCTTGTCTTGACCTGTACTGTCTAACCTTTTTTTCTTTTTTCATAATTCATATTCATTATTATCTGCATATAATTCACATTCATTATCATCTGCATATTCAATAGCTTCTAAATATAAATTCCTATCTGAACTTTCTATATAGTCTGCAAAATTATTAAACCAATCTATTACAAGTTGTTTGTTTTTTATTTTATATCTCATATCTTTTTAGATTTCAGTTTTCCGCTTTTATTTGTTATTTGCCAATTATAAGTTTGGGTGGTATCATCACAAGGAATAAACACTTCCTTATCATTTATAGGTTTTAATTTAAACCATTTACCATACTTATTTTTTCTCCATAATGATTTTTGTTTTTTCACACCTTTTCATTTTGATATAATAATTCTTCTCCTATTATGTAAACAATCATATTTACTAGGCTTTCAGCATTATCATAATTTCTCATACCATCATTACCAAACATTTCCCTTTCATAATCTTGAACAAAACTAATACCCTGAAAAATATTAATGTTATGTTTCTTTAACCATTGTTCAGCATTATAGTAACCTATAATATAATAGTCTTCATTAAATAAATAATAATGTAAATCATTAATATCAACATCATTGTAGTTAGATTTTTCATCATTGATGTATTCTTGTAGTTCCTGTTTAATTGTCTCTAAATTCATATCTGTATTGTTAAAATTACTGTAATAAAAAATGCCATAACATAAAAGCAAATTAACCATTTCCAATTGTTAGGGTCTTGTTTTAAAAATTTTCTGTGTGTTTTAAACATAGAACAAATATAAAACAAAATAAGTTATAAACAAAATTTAATAACTTTTATTTAGAGAAGATTAATATTTATCCTACTAGCTTGGTTTTCTTTAAGAAGGTAAACATCTTTTTTTAATCTTTTTTTTGTCCACATTGTAGTGTCAGGACAATATTTTTTAACAGGCTCTGGCATTTTAAGAGTATTTAGCCAATACATAAAATTTCCTTTGGGGTCATTAACAAAATAAAGTTTAATTATATCTTCATCTAATTTCATTAATGAATCGTACTTGTCTTTCTCAAGCATTTTATCTTCATAATATTTATTACGGAACTTCATTTCAATAACACAATCAAAACCTTTTGGAGTTTTACCGATAGCATCATAATGTGTGTAACCATCGCCTGACCAAGTTAAATCCCAACCATCAAAATTCAAAAGCAATATGACTGCTTTCTCCCATTTATGAATCTTTTTCAGTCCCATTGTCCCAGATTACATTCAAATCTTTAATCCATCTGTTTACTGTTTTGGGCGAGCAGGTGCAGGGTTTGTAAAAACGATGCTTGTAATATTTAGCGTGTAGTTTGCACACCAATTCAAACTCTTTGGCTGATATGTGTTGTTTTGTACCCATTCGGAATACTGTCCATAATTTAAAATCTGTTTCTTCAAAGGTTACCATCTTTTAATTTTTATTTTGTTGAATTTTTTTCTTCTTTCATCGCACTTACATTTAGTGCCTTTAAAGGCGTGATATGTTTCGACTATATGTTTTATGCCTGTATACTTAGTTATGTAATAAATTATATCTCCTAGTTTCATATTTTTAGTTTTTTAATATTCCATTTTTGACCTAATTTATTCAAAACTGATTTTATTGAATTATCTGATTTTAATTGATTCCATTTACCATTTATATAATATTTATTGACTATTCCATCAACCATAGGAATACTATCAATATCATTAGGTACATTAACATTGACTAATAAAACAATTGATTTTTTTGTTTTCCAACTATCACATACTCTTTCTAATACTAATCTTTGTCCTGTAGGTATATCATTATTAAACCTTTTAACCTCAATTAAAATTAATGCTTCATTATCAAACTCTAAAACTGCATCAATATCTGTAGGGTGTATTTTACCATTTTGTATACCAGTGAAGTCGAGTGCTTGTTTAGTTTGATTTATATTTCTAATTAGGCTCATAATACTTTTTCTATTTTGTTTTTGAATCTATCAAAACGCCATTTCTTTTTACTTTAGGTTTTCTTTCTTCCTCAATAAACCTCTCTCTTTGTATTCTAGATATAGCTTTTTGTTTATTAGTTTTTTTCTTTTTTTTTATTGGAACAAATTGTCTCATAATAATTTTTTTAGTTTGTCCTTTACTTTTTTATATGTATTATATAAAGAATAATAATGTATATATGACTTCCTAGAAAATTCAGCAATGCTTTCTCCTTGATTTATAATTTCAAAAACCTTTCTATCATACCAATACATTTTAGATAATGCTTCTTTTACTTTGTCATAGCTTTCATCATAATTAACATCATTATTAGTTAAATGTATATTATCTAAAGGTATCATAGATATGTTCTTGCCTTTACGTTTTAAGTCTAAAAACAATGTTCTTAATGTTTTAAAGATATAATAGTAATTAATATCATCTTCATACATAATATCTAAGCCTTTTTCTAGCTTTAGTTGTATTTTTATGTACATCTCTTGTGTAAGGTCTTCTGCAGTTCTTTTATTGCATCCAAAAGTCATAACGATATCAACCCAATTTTTGTGCTTATTTGCGATTAATATCATTTTTTCTTGTATCATACTAATTTAAAGGGTCGTATAAATCTTCAACAACACTTGGTATGCCATATTCATTTACTGTAAAGCTAAATGTTTCAAAAGCATAACCCCTACTACGTTTACATTTAACAGTAACCCAATCTTTATTGACAGTATTAGCTTCTAACTCTATGTGGGTTTCCACCTTTTTTTCAAGCATAGAACCAAGATGTCCTGTCATTTTAGAAGTTCCAAAGTTATTATGAATTACGCTAATTATATGGCAATTATATTTAGCTGACCATTCCATTAACTTTTGTACACAGTCATTTGATTGTTGTAAATCATTAACATCACTTACAAGGTCGGCAATTCCATCGATAATTACAAGTGATGGCTCGTTTATTTTTTGTGATAGATAATATTCAATGAAGTCTTGCCTGTGTTTATGACCTATCGTTCTGAGTCCAAAAGTGTGATATATATCAGGATTTATTTGTGAGTTCATATCATAAACCCTTTTAAAAACCTTTTGACAATGCCATAGTCCTTGTTCTGTATCAAAGTGTATTAAGTGTCCATTTTTTCTATGCCCTTTAATTCTTCCGCCATATATATTTTTGTTACTTAAAAATACTGAAGCTAATAAACTGATAAAAAATGTTTTCTTTGTTTTCGGTGGTGCGCTTACAACACTAAGATTGCCAAACGTTCCTAAAGGTATAGGTAATAGTAAATCGCCTTTTTTAGATTTTATTAATTTTTCTCCATAAGATAATGCAACAGGTGGGTATTCAATAGTTTCTTTTGTATTTACAAAACAGTCTTCTTCGATAAACTGCATCAGCATTTGGTGTTCTGTTTGTTTCTCTGTCATTAAATAAATATATAAAAAAAAAGGTATGAATTATAAAAACCCATACCCATTTTTAGATTAGTAAAGTTTTTTTTTAAAAAGGCAAGTCTGATTCTTCTTTTACATAAGCTGATTCTGTTCCTGATATAATATCAATCTTTTCTTCTCTTTCAGCTAAATGTATATTACCTTTTCCGTTTTGCGCATCTTTAATCCACGCTACTTTACCATTACCAAAGTATAAAGCCTGTTTACCTGCTTCACGTTCTTCAGATGTTCTTGAATCCATTAAAGCTACGTTATTTCCATAACGAGTTTCATCTTGGATTGAGATTGTTAGATTGTACCATACTGCACCATCTTTACCTTTTACAAATTTTTCTTTAGGTAGTTTAGCTACGTTGATACTTGCATTAATAATTGCTCCCATAATTTTAATTGATTTTAAAGTTTAATAATTGTTCTTCTATTTGTTTTGTTACTGTATAATGTTGTTTAATATCATTGATTGTTTTACCATCTTTCATACCTTCTAATGCATTTTTAAATTGTGGTGTATTAATTAATAATTTTGGTAATGTAGGTTTTTTAACTGCTAGATTACCATCATCATCAACTGCCTGTAAAGCTAATAAAGATTGTAAAGTATATCTACGATAATATGTTATTGCACTTCCTAATTTTTGTGCATCTAAATTATTAGGTAATTGTATTGATGATTCTATAGAGCCACCATCTAAGTCATATATAATACTTCTAACTTGATTGTCTGTTATTGGTTGTATTAATACTAATTTATTTTTAATTAGTAATGGACTTAGTTGTTCAATAAGTGAATTAATATCAAAGTATTTTGATTTATAAAAAGGGTTTTCATTGCTTTTACTAATTGAACCTATTTCTTGTTGTAACTTAAATATTTTACTGTATATATTTTTTTCCATCTTAATATTTATTATTTGTTAATACCTCTAATTGCGCTTCTAAGAATTGTATTTTACTTTCTAACGCTTCGCACCTGTCTATATAAAATGCTATTAATTGATTTTTACCTTGTTGCGAATATCTTGTTCTTACGTTATCTAGTTCCATTATTCTATATGTGTTAGAGTTGATTTTAACCAAAATATTTTTTCTTCAAATGATTTTTGGTTTTTAGTGTCGCCCATCATTGTAGCGTGAGAAAGCATAACTTCTAAAGTTTTGATTTCTTTTTGAATGTCCTGTTTTTGTGTTTGTAATGTCATTTTTAAATGTTTTTTATAATTGAACTTATAACAAATATAAACAAAATTGTTAATAAAAAAAAATTAAGCACAAAAAAAAAGGATTAAAATTAATTAACCCCTTTTTTCATAAAGGACAAAACAAACAGAATACTGTAAATATAGACTATTCCATTAAATCTACAAAATTTTTATACCTTAATATCATTTCTTCTATTTCAAAATTACTTAATTTTATTATTTGTTTAGCTTTTTGATGTAGTCTTTCAGATGTTCCTGAACCATATTTAGAATCTAATCTATTTCCAAATACATACTGTTCTCCATATTTAAAAACGTTACATCCTGCACATTGTACTTGACAATTTATTTCATCCCATCTAGTTGAATAATGTTTACGACTTTGAAAATGTCCGTTTTGAAGTTTTTTCCAATGGTCTTGTTTACCACAGGTAAAACATTTAGATATATTATTTATTGAGTTTTTTCTTCTAATATATATACTAAATATAGTATCAAGTTTTTTAACTAATTTACTTCTAGTAAGTTTTTTAGCCATTTATTTATCTTGATGTTCTAGGAATTGTCTACCGATTTCAGGATTTATTTTAGATATCACT